GACCGTGACATCGTTGCCGACGCGGGTGCGATAACGCTGACGGGGCACAACCCCACGGTCGTTATTCCGACAGCAGTGTCTATCGTCGCCAACGCCGGGCGGATAGAGATAACGCCTCACAACCCCACGGTCTTCGCGGTGTTCCCCGCTACGGCTGACCCCATCGGAATTTGGCACCCCGCGGTGCATGCTAGACTCAATATCGAACCACCCCCCAACGGTTTCGGAGACGACCCAATGAATACAAACCTCATCCCCCGCACCGGCACCGGCGGCAAAAGCGGTAGCAAGTCCAAGAACCTGGCGCGCTCAGTCGGCGGTGTAGAGAAGTCTGCCTCCAAGGCCGGCAAAGGCAAGCAAACCTCACGCTCGAACAGCTCGAAGAAGCGGTAATGTCCGGGACCGAAGTCGAACTTCCATACGACTTCGACCCCCGGTGGTACCAGGAACCGGCTTGGAAGGCGTTTGACGAAGGGTTTAAACGCTTGTTGCTGGTCCATCATCGACGGGCGGGGAAGGATGTTAATTGCATCAACTTCTGCGCTCGTGCGACGCAGATGCGGGTCGGCACGTACTTCTATTTTCTGCCGACCTTCGCCCAGGCGCGACGGGTAATCTGGGACGGCATGACCGGCGATGGCCGGCGCTTCCTGTCCTACATCCCCGAGGAGCTGTGGGCCGACAAGCCCAACGAGACCAACATGCGGATCCGCCTGAAGAACGGCTCCGTGTTTCAGCTCGTCGGCTCGGACCGTATCGACAACATCGTCGGCACCAACCCCGTTGGGTGCGTGTTCTCTGAGTATTCTCTGCAAGACCCGCGCGGCTGGGATTTCATTCGGCCAATCCTGCGGGAGAATGGCGGGTGGGCTTTGTTCAACGGCACGCCCCGCGGCAAAGCCAACCATATGTACCACCTGCACGAGATGGCCAAGAAGAACCCCGAGTGGTTCACCGACCTGGCCGGAGTCGACAAGACCAAGGTGTTGTCAGAAGAGGATGTGCAGGCTGAGCGCGATGCCGGCATGACCGAAGAACTGATACAGCAGGAGTTCTACTGCTCGTTCGACGGCGGCATGGAAGGCGCTATCTACGTTGAAGCCATTTTGAAGATGCAGCAGGAAGACCGCGTATGCAATGTCCCACATCTAGACGACTTACCGGTGCACACCGCATGGGATATCGGCCTGGACACCACGGCGATAATCTTTTTTCAGACCCCACAAGGCGGGGCGATTCACGTCATCGACTACTACGAGTCCTCACAGGTGCCACTGCCGCACTACGTCAGGGTTCTTGCCGACATGCGCGAAGCGCGAGGGTTCAACTACGGCTACCATGTCATGCCGTGGGATATCAAACGAAAGGAATGGGACGACGGGCAAGGCCGCGAGAGCGCCGCTCGTAAACTAGGTTTAAACGTCCAGACTGCCAAGCGCATGAATAAGGAGGACGGTATCAACGCTGTCCACATGCTGCTACCGCGCATGATGATAGACACCAAGCACTGCGAGCGCCTCGTTCAAGCGCTGCTCGCGTACCGCCGCAAACAAGACCGCATCTCGAAAGAGTTCATGCCGACCACAGTCCACGACTGGTCGTCCCACCCGTGTGATGCTCTGCGCACGCTCGCTACTGGCCGCAAGCGCGGTAAACTGCTGGAAACTCAGCGGCGCGAGCGCTACACGAGCAAAACCTCACGCGCCTCTTCAGGCAGTTGGATGTCCGCATGATTACGCTCGACAGCGAAAACGACAAGAAACAGAAGGACTACCCGGAGGAGGTGGCGCAAGCGCTCGTCAACTACGACAACGCGCAGGAGTCGCAGGCGAACTGGCGCGATGCCGCGCGCCTGGCGTTCGACTACCGCGCTGGCCGTCAGTGGGACCCCGACGATGCGGCGCGCATGGAGAGCCAGAACCGGCCAAATATTACCTTTAATCGTGTGGCGCCTGTCGTTGACGCGATTATTGGCTATGAGATGGACAACCGGCGTGAGGTCTCGTATCTCGGTCGCAACATCGACGACGAGAACATCGCTGGCGCGTTCACCGACATGGCAGCGTATGTCCGCGATGGCTGTGATGCTGAAGATGAAGAGTCTGAAAGCTACGCTGACAGCGTCACCTGCGGCATGGGTTGGACTGAGACCAGCGTTGTCTATGATGACGACCCCGACGGCGACATCTGTATAGACAGGGTGCCGCCGCTAGAGATGCGTTGGGACCCCTCGGCGCGAGGCGGCAATCTGAAAGACGCTGACTGGGTATGCCGCGTGAAGTGGTGGCCTATGGCTGACATCAAGGCGCGGTGGCCCGATAAGGCTGACGACCTCGACATGATGTCGAACGATAAGTTCGATGACGAGTCGGCCGGCGCAGAGCCCCATGACGCCTCTGATGCGTGGCGCTACAACAACAACACTGGTGACGATTGGGAGAACCCGGACAACGAAATCCGCGTGCTTCAATACCAGTGGCGCGAGAAGGAAGAAGTGGTGGTGGTCCAGGGGCCGGAAGGGCCTATCGAGTTCTCGACGGAGCGTTGGAACAGCATTAAAGAGCGCCTGCCGTTGATGGAGGGGGTGACAAAAGTACGCAAGTGGAAGTACTACCAGCAAATCATCGCCGGCCAGACGCTTCTGGAGGAGACCGAGGCTCCCACGCCAGACGGGTTCAGCTTCCAGTGCATCACCGGTAAGCGAGATGAGACCGCCAACGAGTGGTTCGGTCTCGTTCGTCAGATGCTCGACCCGCAGAAGTGGGCGAACGTGTTTTTCTCCAGCGCTTTGCACTCGTTCCAGAATTCCGCCAAGGGCGGAGTGATGGCCGAAGAGGGGGTGGTCGACGACAAACGGGACTTTGAAGAGGCTTGGGCCAGCGCCGATTCAGTCCTCTGGCTTGAAGACGGAGCGCTGCAGGGCGGGCGTGTTCAGCCCAAAGAACAGAACGCCTACCCTGCAGGGCTCGACAAACTGATGAACTTTGCCATCCAGGCTATCCGTGATTGCACCGGCGTGAACATGGAAATGCTCGGCATGGTGGGCCATGAGCAGTCGGGCATGCTGGAAATCGAGCGCAAGAAGTCTGCGCTGACTATCCTGATGCCGTTTGTCTCGTCGCTGAAGCGCTACCACAAGCGCCAGGGGCGGGTGTTGCTGGGCCTGATGACTGAAATCTACACGCCTCAGAAGGTCTCGGAGATTACCGAGCGCGAAGTGCCTTTCTGGGACAACAAGAAGGTGCGCAAATACCGCGTCATCATCGATGATGCGCCGAACAGCCCGAACCAGAAAGACGCTGACTGGCAGGCCATGCAGCAGATTCTGCCGGCTGTCATCAAGGCCGGGCTGCCCATCCCGCCTACTCTCATCAAGTACACGCCGCTATCTGACAAGCTGGCGAATGAGTGGATGCAGTTCACCGAGTCCCAAGGCGGACCGGACCCCGAACAGATGCGCCAAGAGATGCAGCAACTGCAGGAGGCGCTGCAGAAGACTCAAGAGCAGCTCATGGGCGAGCAGGTCAAGTTGCAGACGGCGCAGATGAGCAATCAGGTCGCCATGCAGAAGATTCAGATGGAGGAGCGCACCCACGAGCGGCGCATTGCCGGGCAGGAGAAGCTCAAGCAACTGGAGATTATCGCCAAGGCTGCGATGTCCGACGAGGAGCGCGACCTGCGCAAGCTGGAAATCGACAACCGCTACAAGGCCGACATCTCGCGGATTGCTTCGCAAGAGCGTCAATCTATCGAAGACAACCAGAACGCCCTGCGCATCGAGCGCGAGGGGAATGAAAGCGCCGAGTTTATAGCGCACCTGAAAGCCAAGGTCGACCGGCTCAAAGCCACTGCGACCACGCCAGCCACCGAGGAATCTTAATGAGTAACGAAGACGCAAGCGCAAAAGTGGACGCCCATCTGGCGGATATCTTTGGGGGAATGGATAGCGGGGATGATTCTGCGCCGGAGCCCGTTGCAGAGGAGCGTTTAAACGAACCTGACGTTCCAGAGCCCGCAGCAGGCTTTCAGGACGACGGAGGCGAGGACGGGGGTGATGAGGTAGCGGACGACGACGCGGGCGCTGAGGCGCCCAAGATGTCTCGCGCCCAGCAGCGCATCGTCACGCTGGGTAAGGAACGCGACGCTGAGCGGGAGAAAGTCATCCGCATGGAGGAGCGTTTCTCGGCCATGCAGGCCATGCAACGCCAGCGCCAGGCCGAGGCGGCGCCGCCGGCTGAGTCTGAAATCCCCGATTACGACGAAGACCCCGCCGGGCATCTGCAGGCCAAGATTGCCCAGCTCGAACAACAGAACGCCATCGCTCAGCAGAACGCCGGGCAGCAGCAACAGCAGTCTGCTCAGCAGCAAGTCACTCAGCAAACGGCTGCGCGCTTCAACAATGAAGAGCAGTCGTTCGCGCAAGACAAGCCGGACTACTTCCCGGCCATCGAGGCGTTGAAAGGCCAGCGCACGCAGATGTGGCAGGATTTGGGCTACTCGCCCGACCAAGCCGCCCAGGCTGTGGCGCAAGAGGCCATGAGCATCGTTACGCAGGCCGCGCATAGCGGTCGAAGTGCAGCGGAGATTTTCTATGGCATGGCGAAACCCTTGTACGCGGCCCGACAGGGCGGCGAGGTTCTGGGCGATGACGGACCAGCAGCGCCAACACCGGCGCGCCGCGCAAGCGGCCTCGGCAGCAAGGGCGGAAAGGGCGGCAAAACGGGCGCTACCACGCTCGGAGACCTCTCCAGCATGAGTGACGCAGACTTCGCTTCAGCAACGTCCGGTGATAACTGGGCGGACCTGTGGGGTGACTGATGAATTTAACAAGTTCTGGTCGCGGTGGCTGTGGCAAGCGTACAAAGAGTCGTTAGAGCGGACTAAACTTTTCGAGGCCATCATCGCGGAGGCCCGCGCCCGCAAAAAGCCGGAAGACTGAATTTGTCTAGGAGCTAGTGGGAGCGTATGCTCCCTAGTATTCGCATTGTCCACGTAACGGGCTACATCGCTATTCCGCGTAACGGAAAACACTTTGACGTTTCATAACCGAGGAATAACCAATGGCTGGCACCAGCTATGGCTTGAACTCACCCGAAGCAGTCAAGTTGTGGTCGCGCAAACTCTGGCACGAGTCCCTCAAAGCAACTTATGTAAATAAGTTCATGGGCAAGTCCAGTGATTCGCTTCTGCAGGTCGTCGAAGACACCTCAAAGGGTGACGGCGACCGCGTGCGATGTACCTTACGCATGCTGCTTTCGGGTGACGGTGTTGCAGGCGACGATACCCTTGAGGGTAACGAAGAGAGCCTGACCACCTACACGGACGATGTCTTCATCGACCAACTGCGTCACGCTGTCCGCTCGTCGGGCAAAATGTCTGAGCAGCGCATCCCGTTCTCTATCCGCGACGAAGCTCGTCTCGGCCTGCAGGATTGGTACGCGGACCGCATGGATTCGTGGTTCTTCAACCAGATTGCGGGCAACACCGCAGTTACCGACACACGCTACACCGGCTTGCAGGCGACCCTTGCACCGGATGCGAGTCATCACTTCGTGATGTTCGGCGGCGTTCAGCCCAAAGGGGCTATCACCGAGACCCAGGTTGGCTCGGCGTCTGCCAGTAACAAAATCAAGCTCATCGCCATCGACGAGCTGATTGCGACGGCCAAGACCTTGTCGCCGCAAATTCGTCCGCTCAAAGTGAACGGCGAAGACCACTACGTGCTGTTCCTGCACCCTCGACAGGTGAAGGACTTGCGTACTGATGCCACGGCCAACGAGATTACGTGGTATGACACGCAGAAATCCGCCATGCAGGGCGGACGTGTCGACAACAACCCCATCTTCACGGGAGCCTTGGGCGTCTATAACGGCGTCATTCTTCACGAATCCACCCGCGTGCCTTTCGGCTCCTCGGGAACGGTCGCGGAGAGCAAGACCCGGCGCGCCATCTTCTGTGGTGCTCAGTCCGCTGTAATGGCATTCGGCAAAGGCTACGGCCCGAAGCAGAAGATGGACTGGACTGAAGAGACCTTCGATTTCAAGAATCAGCTCGGCGTTGGTGCCGGTGTTATCGGTGGACTGAAGAAGGCTCGTTACAACAGCCTCGACTTCAGCACCCTTGCACTGACCACCTCGTGGACTGGCGCATAAGGAGGCGATGAAATGAGCATTACAACTCTAAGCGCCGCCGCGTCAGGGGTCCAACCTAAGTCGCTGCATTTTGGCAACTTCGTGGTTGGAACTAGCTCTGGCACGGGTCTGACTGCTTCGGCAGCCGCAACCTACATGCTTCTCGCGAAGCTTCCACCGAACGCCAAGAATGTGCAGCTTATCGTCAAGCACACCTCTGGGGCCGCAACCGGAGTGATGAACTACGGCGTTGTGGCTGGAGACGGCTCTTGGGCAGCGTCTGTACTCGGCTCAAGCGTCGCCAGCGGGGATATGCACATCAGTGCCCCCGTTGACCTCACCTGGGACGAAGCGGGGAGCGAGAAAGTGAAGTACGTCACCATGTCCAATGTTTCGGGCACGCTGACCGCTTCGCTGACGGTGAACTATCAGGTTTGCTTCGGGTACTAACTCCCCGACGAGCGTGCTAGGGTAAACGGATGGGGGCTTGTCCTCCATCCGTTTACATAGGAAGCAAGCATGCCAACGCCAGCCTTTAACGCCCAGACTGACTGGGCGTTGCAGCGTATTAAAGCTGTCACCGAAGTCCTGCAATCCGACAACGCCACCGCGAAAGACCTCGCGGCTGCAGCGCATTGTTGCGAAGAACTCCTCCAACTCGAGCGCGCCAATCATGGCGTGGTGTTTCTGCTCGCCACCACCTACATGAAGGCCGGCAAGCACGGCATCTCAGAAAACCTCTTCTACCGCGCGCTACAACTACACAACAAGCTGCCAGAAGCGTGGAATAACATCGGCTTTATCTGCCAAACCGAAGGGCGCTGGACGGACGCCAGGACGGCGTTTAAACGTTCCATCGCGCAGAAGCCCGACAACATCGAAGCCCGCAGCAATCTCAGCAGCCTCTACATCAACAACGGGACGCCTGCCAAGGCGCTCAAGATGTGCGACGAGATTCTCCGGGAAGACCCCACGCTGCCTGACGCATTGTGGAACAGGGCGCTGGCGTTACTGGAGCTGAGCCGCTGGAACGACGGTTGGAGAGCGTACCGGGTGGGGCTGCACATGAGCAGCCGAAGCTCAGTTACCCGCAAAGTCCGTTACGCAGAACTCCCCTACTGGAACGGCATGCCGCTCCCCGAAGGCGAGAAACTTGTCGTCTATGGCGAGCAGGGCGTAGGCGACGAAATCATGGGCTACTCCATGATTCCCGACGCTATCAAGGCGCTGAAAGGCCAACTGGTGCTCGAAGTGCACCCTCGTCTGCTCGGCATGGCCCGCCGGGCCTTCCCTGACATCCACGTCTACGGCACCCGCAAAGCCCCAGAAGGCACCTGGCAGTCGGGTGAAAACCTCACCGCGCAGATTCCGCTGCTCGGCCTTGGTGAGTACTTCCGCACCTCTGACGCCGCCTTCGAGCACGCGGCGGTGCCTTACATCCCGACTGACCCAACGATAACCCGCGAGCTTGGCGCTAAGCCCCGCATCGGGCTTTCATGGTCTGGCGGCTCGCTGCCCACCCGCGCTGACGTCCGCAGCATCAGCCTGCGCGAGATGCACGACAATCTGATTAGCGAGTTTGGCGACGCGGTCGAGTGGGTGAGCATGCAATACGACCCGCCCGAGAAGCCGGGGTTCTACGAGCCCATCGTGGGCGGCTACGAGCGCGACACCGGCGTGTGCCTAAACCACGATACCGCGGCGATTAACGACCTCGATGTCGGCTACCTGCAGCGCCTGCCGACGTGTGACCTCGTCGTCAGCGTCTGCACCTCGCTTATCCACGCCGCCGGCGCTACCGGCGTCCCGGTTGTGGTGCTCACCCCCCGTGAAGTGGCCTGGCGTTACGGCCAGACCTCTAACCGCATGGCGTGGTACGGCGACCACGTCACCCTCACCCGGCAGCGCATCGCCGGTGACTGGGGCGTGCCGCTGAACTACGCCAAAGCCCAGATACGCCGTCTGGTCCGAGACCGGATGGCTGAAGCAGAGAAAGCAGCCATCCCCCAGGAGCAGCCAGCATGAGCCTGAACCCAATGGACGCCCTCATTTCGCCCGAGTACGTCGAGCAGCTTCAAGAGCTGCACAAGACGCGGGACGACTTCGGACGGTCCAGCCCCATCTGGGCGCAGTACGTCGTCGAGATGTCCGCAGCGCTGGGCTCGACCGACATCCTCGACTACGGCTGTGGCAAGGGCGAGTTGTCCCTGCACTTGCCGTGGGACATAACTCGGTACGACCCGGCCATCCCCGCCTTCTCCATGGCTCCTCGCCCCCACGATTTCCTCGTCTGCACCGACGTGCTCGAGCACATCGAGCCCGACAAACTGAGCGCGGTACTGGCGCACATCAAGGTATGCACCAAGCGTGTGGCCCTGCTGCATATCGCCACCCGGCCTGCAGTGAAGAAACTGGCGGACGGGCGTAACGCGCACCTGCTGGTGATGGCACCGGACTGGTGGAAGGACGAGATAGTGAACGCTGGGTTCCTCATTCTCGACTCTCATGTCTACGGCGAAGACGCGCAGCAAGCCGCTGTGAACTACCTTGTGTACCCGGAGGGCCTGAAGGGTGGGCTACCTGAGCAGGTACTCGGGGTGGAGTTCCCGTTATGAGTGACGTTGACGTAAGCACCGCGGTGACCGTAGCGGTTACGGGTGCTGACATCGAGGTTGTGATGCAGTACGTCCTCGCTATTGTCCTTTGTGTCTGCATGACCCTGATAGGCTCAGTAGGAATCTGGAGAGCGTTCAAATGATTGACGTATTCATAGGCTACGACGGCAAAGAGAGCCTGGCGTACCACGTTCTCGCCCACAGCATCATGCGTCGGGCCACTGAGCCCGTACGCATCACGCCGCTGCGAAAGAGCCAACTGACCGGCTACTACAACCGCGAAGACGCTCAAGGCTCCACCGATTTCAGCCTGACCCGCTTCCTCGTGCCTAGCCTGCTGAACTACAAAGGCTTCGGCATCTTCATGGACTGCGACATGCTGATGTTGTCGGACATCGCAGACCTGTGGGCGCTGCGGGATGAGAAACACTCCGTGGCTTGCGTGCAGCACCCGAAGTACGTCCCTTCGTCTGATACCAAGATGAACGGCTTGCCTCAGTCGACCTACCCGCGTAAGAACTGGTCGAGTCTGATGATGTTCAACGCGGCCGCGTGCACCAAGCTAACCCCCGACGCTGTTCACAAGAAACCCCCGTCGTGGCTGCATCGAATGACGTGGGCGAACCGGCCCATCGGCAAGCTGCCGGCGTCGTGGAATGTCCTCGTTGGCGAGCAGGGCCAGCATCAGACCCCCGACTGTGTGCACTGGACGCTGGGCGGTCCTTGGTGGCACGCTTACGCAGACGCTCCGTATGCCGACCTGTGGCGTGCAGAGTTTGAATCCATGATGAATGAAAATGGTGACCCCCATGCGGCGTCGGCAATCCTACTCAACGCAGCGCGTAACGACCGAGTCAGAACCAACGCCGTTACCGCTGCCTCTGCCTGAAGCTACGGCCCCGGAAGGGGAGGTATGCCCGGTGTGTGAAAAGTTCTTGACACGAGGGTACAATCGTCACTTGATGGCATGCAGGAAGAGACATCAAGATGAGCAATCTAGGAACCCTGCGAGCCCGTATAGCTCGTGAGATGAAGCGCGGCGACATCACAGCGGACTCCCCCGCTGTGATGGATTCCATCGTCTCGGCCATCGATTACTTCGCGAACCAACGGTTTTTCTTCAACGAGTTTTCCGATACCGCGTTCAGCGCGTCTTCGAGCGTGCGCTCGCAGACGCTGCCCATCATCCCCGTCATCCTCGACGGCGTGAAGGTGAAACACGGCAACCGGGAGTACCCCCTGGAAGAACGCACCTGGAGCTGGATGGACGACACCGACTCGGGCATGTTCTACGGCTACCCCGATTACTACTCGTGGCACACCAACTCGCTGCGCCTGTACCCACCGCCTAACGACAGCTACTCACTCGTCATTTCGGGCGTCAAACTTCTGACAGAAGTCAGCGTTAGCGCCAGTAACAGCGCAAGTAACGCGTGGACTTCTGACGCTGAAGCGATGATTCGCCTGCAGGCCAAGGCATATCTGTGGCGCGATGAACTGCGAAACCACCAAGAATCGCAGGCGTTCATGGGCTACGCCGACGTTGAGCGCAAGTCGCTCAAGAAGCGCACCACCCACCTCACCTCGGGTAAACTGCGCGGGAGTTGGTAGATGGCTTTCGCCAAGTTCCAGGGCTTTGCCCCTGATGCCGACTTCGCTGACGCTACGATGTGGGTCGATTGCGACCTCATTCTGCCCACTTTGCGGGGCTTCGAGGCGATGCCCGGAGACGCCGAAGCGGGCGTAGGCACCGCGCCCTCTGCCGTATCCTCGGTGGTGAGCTTCAACAACCCGGATGGCACCTCTCGAACCATCGGCGCCACGCGCGGCTCGGCCAGCGCGGCCACGTCTAGCCTGTACGAGATAACCAGCGCCACTTGGACCTCGCGCGACGGTGCTTCCGGCCCCTACACCGCGTCCGGCTCAGTGCGGTGGACGTTTGCCAGTTACGACGGCTCGCTCTACGCCTCCCAGCCCGGCACCGGCATGGTGAAGTCGACCGGCGTAAACACCGACTTCACCGCCGTCACCGGTGCGCCGCAAGCGGCTATCATCCTGACCGTGCTCGACCAAGTGATGGCGTTGAACACCGTTGACGCCACGTATGGCGCCGACGTAAACCGCTGGTGGTGCAGCGCTGCGGGCAACCCCGGCGGCGGCACCGACTCGTGGACCGCAGATATCGCCACGCAAGCCAACACCGGGCTCCTTCTTGAAGGCTCCGGCCCGATTACTGCGGGTGGGACGATTGGCTCAAACGTGGTTGCGTTTAAACGCGACGCGGCTTTCATCGGTCAGTACGTAGGCTCGCCGCAGGTGTGGGCGTGGGTGCGTATCCCCAGTGACGGAATCGGCGCGTGGTCCCACTACTCTGTCGTGGGCGTTGAGGGCACCGGGCTACTGTTCCCCGGGCAGGACAACTTCTACATCTTCGACGGCGCTCGAGCGACGCCTATCGGTGACAACCGGGTGGCTGAGTTCTTTCTCAACGACTTGGACATAGGCCACGCCGACCAGATGGTGGGCTACCACGAGCGCGAGAAGCGCAGGGTGTTCTGGTACTACCCCTCTATCGACGGCGCGCTGAGCGACGGGACGCTGGACCGGTTCCTGTGCTTCAACTACCGCACCGGCACCTGGGGCTTTGGCCGCAAGACCATCCAGTTCCCGTTCCAACTGTTCGCTGCGGGCATCACTTACGGTGAGCTCGGCGACTCTTATACAACGTGGGGAGACTTCCCCGCCGCCAAGTACAGCCGCGCGTTCGGGGCCTCGGGAACGCCGCTGCCGGCGATGATTAACGCCAACGGCATCGTCTACACGATGACCGGCGCGGGGAGCAACTGCTACTACCAGACGGGCTACGGCGGCAAGGATGGACTGGTAACGAACCTGTCCCGCGCGCGTCCCCGCTTTATGACTTCGCCCACGACCGGGTCGCAGGACCACGACTACGTAGACCAGTTGGGTAGCACGCCCACTAACAGCCTGACCGGGCGGGCGCTGACTGATGGCGCCTTCGACCACGTCTTTTCGGCGCGCTGGCACCGGTTGAAACACTCGTACACGGGCAGCATGGAGATTGTCGGCGTCGACTGGGAGACTGCGGACGACTCGCCTGAATGAACCGCGTAACCATCACGCCCTCGCTTCCGCAGCAGATGGACCCGCTGTTGCGCCAGGCGTTGACTGACGTTCTACGCCAGTACGGCCAGCAGATTAACTGGACCGCGTTCGACATCCTGCGCGCCACGACATCTCAATCTATCGGCCACGATTTAGTGCTGGCTGACGCCACCGCCGGCGTGTTGGCGTTCACGCTGCCTAAAGCTGACACCTTCTTCGACCGCGTCATACGCATCAAGAAGACTGACGCGTCCGTCAACATCCTCAAGGTGGTGCCGTCTAACAGCGAGAAGCTGGACGGCACGTCTACAGTCACCATCTCCGCGCAATACTCGTCGCTGCAGATAATCAGCGACGGGAGTGCGTGGCACATCATCTGAACAGGAAGCAAACATGCTCACCGACAAGCCAGCCAGCTACAGCTATATCCAAGACCCCGCGCTGCTCCACGACGTGTGGGATGACTGTAATCACGCCATCGCCAAGTGCATGGAAACTGACAACTCGCAGGTGTGGCTAAAGGATGTCTACTCGTCCATCCGAAGTGGGCGCTCACTCCTTCTTATATGCAGGTGGCGCGCCACCGACAAGTACGCCGGCATGGGCGTCCTCGTCGAGCACATCGACCCCTACGACGGGAAGACCAAAACGCTGCACATCTGGTACGCGAACACCGAGGAAGAGTGCGTTACGGAAGAGGCGTTGGGCACGGTGGAGGAGCTTGCGCGAAGCCGTGGCTGTAACATGGTAACCTTGCGAGGAAGTTCCCCTTCGTTTGCGCGGTGGGGGCCAAAGCGTGGCTTCAATTTTGCGCACGTTGAGCTATACAAACAGGTGTGAAATATGGGCATGGGCGGAGGCGGCGGCGGAGGTGCACCAGCACCACAAGCACAGAACCAGATTCAGGTGCAGCGACCCCCCGCGTATGTTGATGCGCGCATGCCGCAGTTTCTCGACGACGCTTACGCGCTGTCGCAGGTGCCGTACACCCCGTACGAGGGCGACCTTGTTGCGCCTCTGAACCAGAACCACAACCAGGCGCTGGACCAAGGCAACGAGTGGATGCAGTACGCGCCACAGGCCATGTACCAGCTCAGCCAGTTCGCGAGCGGCGCGGCCAGTTCAAACAATCCTTACGCTCGTCCTAACTTCGGTGGCCAAGGGCCAAAAGAGGGCGGCGCCGCCGGGCCGGCCATGGCCGCAGCGCCTGCAGGACAGGGCGCGGGCTCCGCGCTGCCCGAGATAAATCTTCCTCAAGTTGCGATCCCCCCGCCCCCGGGCGGAGGAGCGCCAGACGCCGCGAAAACCGTAGCAGCGCCGGAACAAGGCCCCAGCATGTGGGCGCGTGACCACCCTAGCGGACAGTACGCTGCGGGCATTCCGAACACCGACTCCAACGTTGCGAACCCCATCAGTCAGCAGCGCTGGGACCAGTTTCTCGGCGTTGATTACGATACGCCTCTGGGACAGTACGTCCAGCCGGGCACTTACGGTGGCAACAGCGCCGGGTATATGTCGCAGTTCAACCGTAACGACCCGCCCGGGCAGTACGAGATGGAAGAGTTGTACCGCCTGCAAGAGCAAGGAATGGGCAACGGCGGCGGTGACCAGTGAGAGGTTTAAACGATGCCAGGCGGTAAAAGCGGCGCATACGAGACCGGTGGCACCCCCACCGCGCCTTCACGAATGGGCAACCCGGGGGCCAACCCTCAACTAGACGGCATGTTCGGCAGGGCGGGCGACGCTGTGAACGCACAGTTCCGCAACAGCTCGGCGGGCATGGGCCTGTCCAACGCGGGCATGAACCA